ACAAGTAAAGTAACAACATTTACAACAGGAACAGGAAATATACAATTTAATTAGGTATGTCACAAACTAAAGTAAAATCTGGGTTAATAGATGGGGGCTTAGGTACTGATTGGCAGTCCACTATACAGACTTCCAATTTTACTGCCGCAGCAGGGAAAGGATATTTCGTTGATACAACATCGAATGAAATAACTGTGACTTTTCCTGTAGGTGTTGTAGGTGCTCAAATAATAATACAAGATTATGCCGGTACATTTGCTACTAATAAAGTTATATTTCAAGCAAATGGTACTGAAAAAATACAAGGGTCAACAGACAGTGTTAAATGCGTTGTTGATAATGCTAGATGCAATATATTTTATCAAGATGCTACCGAGGGATGGACAGCTGATAATTTTTCTCCAAACCCATCAACAACAACAGTAAGTTTTATAGTTGTGGCCGGAGCAGGTGGAGCTTCAAATGGTGGTGGTGGTGCTGGCGGTTATAGAACAGGAACACTTGTGGCTTCTCCAGCTACAAATTATACAGTTACAATAGGTGCAGGAGGTGCTGGTGCGGCTCAAGGACAAGCTGAAGCCGCTAAAGGCACAGATTCTGTATTTAATACTATTACATCATCAGGTGGTGGTGGTGGTAATAGACAATACGATGGTGCTACTACAAATATGGATGGTGGTTCAGGTGCTGGTGGTGGTGGTTATCCAACTACTAGAAAAGGATCAGGTAATACACCTTCAACTACGCCCTCGCAAGGTAATGATGGTGCCGGTGGTGCTTATGGAGCTAATTATGCAGGTGGAGGTGGTGGAGGTGCTGGTGCTGCAGGCACAGCTGGCGTTGGCACAACACCTGGTAATGGTGGTGTTGGTGCTACAACAACTATTATAACTACATCAGAATCAAGCACATATAGTGTTGGCGAAGTAAGTGGAGGTGCAGTATATTTTGCAGGAGGTGGTGCTGGTGGTTCTAAAAATGATGTTGCTGGATATACACCGGGAACTGGAGGACTTGGAGGGGGTGGAGATACTCCTGCATCACGGCCAAGTGATGGTGAAGATGGAGCTGCAAATACAGGAGGCGGTGCAAGTGGGGCTGCATTTTTAGGGTATGCTTCCTCTGCTCAACCAGGCGGATCAGGTGGTTCAGGTGTTGTTATACTTAAATATCCATCGTTAACAATATCAAATCCAGGAGGAGGATTAACGGGAAATCTTAATATTACATCGGGTTCTGAAAAAATAGCAATATTTACAGCAGGAACCGGAAGTGTACAATTTAATTAAAAATGGCTAAAAAACGTTTTAAAGATACAGGTGTTGGAAAATTTTTATTAGAAAAAATTCCTAATGTCGTTGGTGCAATTGCAGGTGATACTCCTGTTGGTTCAGTAATACAAGCTATTATAGGTGGCTCTAATATGTCTGAAGAAGATAAAAAAATTGCACTTAAAAAATTAGATATTGAAAGAGCTGAAATAGATGGTACAACAAGACGCTGGGTGGCGGATGCAACTTCGGGTTCATGGCTTGCGGCAAATGTTCGTCCTTTAACTTTAGTTTTTTTAACAGTAAGCTATGTAGCCGGCTGGTATATGGGCTATCCTTTAGATTCAATAACTGGTCTTCTTACTATTGTAATTGGAGGTTATTTTGGATCGCGCGGAGTAGAAAAAGTATTTGGAAATAGTAAACATAAATAAAAAATGCAAGATCTTAAAATATACGGAATCTCCGTAAGCGGAATAACATTTTCTTTTCTGCCAGATATAAATCCAATGCTACAAACTGTAGTATTAGTTTTAACTATCGTTTATACTGTTATAGGTATAACACAAAAATTAAAAAAATAAAATGAAATATTTTAATGAATCTGAATTTACTAATTTTAAAAAAATGGACAAAAAGCTTTTAGCTATGTTAGATCATGTACGTGAGCTTTATGGACATCCTATTAAAATTACATCAAGTTATAGAAGTCCTGAACATCCAATAGAAGCAGCAAAAAAACAACCAGGGGAGCACGCTTATGGTGCCGCTGTAGATATACTTAGTGATAGTGGTGGAAAAACTTTTAGGTTAGTAAAAGCCGCAATAGAAGCAGGTTTTACTAGAATAGGTATAAGTAGAAAAAAAGGTTTTATACATTTAGGTATTGGTTATCCAGATGCTCCAGAAAAAACAATATGGACATATTAAATTAAATTAAATGGCAAAATTAATAAGAAAAATAAGCATTGGTTCTGATTATAAAAACGAAGCAATGCATTATTCAGTAGGACAAGAAGTTTATGGAGGACATACAATTTCTGATATTTTAGAAGAAAATGGATCTTATAAAATATATATTACAAAAAATAAAGAGATATTACCTTGGAAACATTTTAATGCTAACATGGCTGTATCGGTTGAATACAATTTAGATTACTAAATGCAATCTTTATTTAATTATATTATATCTACTAAAAGTCGTTACAATAATAAAGTTAATATTGGTAATAAAGAATTAATAATTAATACTGAAGTTACCGAAAGAGATTATATTTTTGTTAATAGAATAGGCACTGTAGTTAATACACCAGCCTCTCTTGATACTATAATAAAAAAAAATGATGAAGTAATTGTACATCATAATGTTTTTAGAAGATGGATTGATCAACAAGGAATTGAAAAAAATTCTAGTAGTTTTATAGAAGAAAATAAATATTTTGTAAATGAAGATCAAATTTTTGCATATAAAAGAAATAATAATTGGGAATGTTTACCTAATTTTTGTTTTGTAAAACCTTTACATGATAATAACCAATGGAGCCTTCATTCTGACGAAAATTTAAAAGGAATACTTACGTATAGCAATAATAAGTTAAGTGAGTTAGGGGCATCCATAGGCGATATAGTGGGCTTTACACCTGATTCTGAGTATGAATTTAATATTGATGGCCAAAAACTTTATAGAATTTTATCAAATCATATAACAATTAATTATGGATCGAAGAAAAAAAATTATAGCCGCTGCTGAAAAAGCATTAATAGAACTTGAAAAAGTTATTAGACAAACTATAGATTTGGTTGAATTAGACCCTGAAAAAGCTAAAACAGCAGCCCAAGCAAAATGGGTTGCAATTGATGATTCTTTAAAAATTATTGAAAAAATTGAAGAACTTTCAAATGAAACTAAAAGTGATAAAGACAAAAAAACTTTTTTAGGTGTTGAAAATCGTATTAAATAATGTACAAGCAAACTTTATATAAAATTTATAATGATCATCTTTCTAACAAGAACATTATAAAACAAAACAAAAATAAAAAATTTATTTATGGATATAATGAAGAACTTGATTGTGTTATAATAAGTAAAGACGGAACTATAGGTGAAATATATGAAATACAAGGTCTCAAGGTAGCAATACCTAAAACCCCTAAAAATATTATTGGGGAAGACCAAAAAAAATCAAATCAATATTTTAAAAAACGTTTAAGGCCAAATTCTTTAGATAAAATTAAAACAATATATGATTTTAAACATTATCCTGAAAAAGCAAAAGAAGATTATTTTGACTACATTAATGATGAGTTTAATTATCGTAGGGATGGGTATTGGTTCATGTGCAACGGCTCCCCGTGTTACATTACAGGGTCGCACTACATTTACCTTAATTGGACGAAAATTGATATTGGTTCCCCGGACTTCAGACAAGCTAATAGAATCTTTTATTACTTCTGGGAAGCGTGTAAAGCAGACAAAAGATGTTATGGAATGTGCTACCTCAAAAATAGACGGTCTGGCTTTAGCTTCATGGCATCATCGGAATGCGTTAACCAGGCTACAATTTCAAAAGATGCACGGTTTGGAATATTATCTAAAACAGGGGCTGATGCCAAAAAAATGTTTACCGACAAAGTGGTACCTATCAGCATCAACTACCCATTTTTTTTCAAACCTATACAGGATGGAATGGAACGACCTAAGACAGAACTATCTTACAAGGTTCCATCGCGAAGACTTACAAGAAAGACTATTACGACTGCGGGGGATGAAGAAGGTATACCGACAGGATTGGACACCACAATCGATTGGAAGAATACAGGGGACAACTCCTATGATGGGGAGAAACTCCAATTACTCGTCCATGACGAATCCGGAAAATGGGAAAGACCGGACAACATCCTCAACAATTGGAGGGTCACAAAAACGTGTTTACGTCTCGGGTCGAAGATAGTAGGCAAATGTATGATGGGTTCAACTTCTAATGCATTAATTAAAGGAGGTGATAATTTTAAAAAATTATACTATAACTCAGATGTTACCAATAGAAATCGCAATGGCCAGACTACAAGTGGATTATATGCTTTGTTCATTCCTATGGAATGGGGATTCGAGGGGTTTATCGATAAGTATGGGTACCCTGTCTTCGATAGCCCATCGGGAGAGATTGAAGGAATTGATGGTGAACCAATATCTACAGGAGTTATTGGACATTGGGAAAATGAAGTAGAAGGATTAAAAAAAGATAGTGATGCATTAAATGAATATTACAGACAATTTCCAAGATCTGAAAAACATGCTTTTAGAGATGAAACTTTAAATTCTTTATTCAATTTAACTAAGATTTACGAACAAATTGATTTTAATGAAGAAATGACTATGAGCGGCTATGTGGTTCGTGGGAGTTTTTCATGGAAAAATGGAATTAAAGATACTGAAGTATTATGGACACCAACAACTAATGGTAGATTTAGAGTTTCTTGGTTACCTCCAAATAATTTAAAAAACAATATTGTTTTAAAAAATAATTTAAAGTACCCTGGAAATGAAGGCTTAGGCGCTTTTGGATGTGATTCATATGATATATCAGGAACTGTGGGTGGAGGAGGTTCAAACGGCGCATTACACGGGCTAACTACTTTTTCAATGATTTCTGATGTGCCTAATACAAGATTTTTTTTAGAATATATTGCAAGGCCTCAAACAGCAGAAATATTTTTTGAGGATGTATTAATGGCATGTGCTTTTTATGGTATGCCTTTATTAGCAGAAAATAATAAACCTAGATTATTATATCATTTTAAAAGAAGAGGTTATAGAGGTTTTTCAATGAACCGTCCCGATAAATTAATAGGCAATTTATCAAAAACAGAAAAAGAATTAGGAGGAATACCTAATACTTCAGAAGATATTAAACAAGCCCACGCTGCTGCAATTGAATCTTATATAGAAGAATATGTTGGTAGAATGGAAGAAAACCACGGTGATATGTATTTTCAAAGAACATTAGAAGATTGGGCTAGATTTGATATATCCAGAAGAACATCCCATGATGCCTCTATTAGTAGTGGCTTAGCTATAATGGCATGCAGAAAACATATGTATCGTCCTAGACCTGAAAGAATAATTAAAAAACTTGATTTTAAATTTTCTAAATATACAAATAAAGGATCAAGAAGTGAGTTAATAAAATAAATATGGCAAAAGTAGAAGCTCAAAATTACACGTTTCCTAACCAAGCAGTATCAGATGCTGTTAAAATAACCAAAGAATATGGTTTATCTGTTGGTAGAGCTATTGAACAAGAATGGTTTAATAAAGACAACAACGGGGTTGGTAAATTTTTTAACTCTAGGGAAGAGTGTCACAGATTAAGATTATACGCAAGAGGAGAACAATCAATTCGAAAGTATAAAGATGAATTTGCAATTAATGGTGATTTATCATATTTAAATTTAGATTGGAAACCTGTGCCAATTATTCCTAAGTTTATAGATATAGTTGTAAACGGTATGCAAGACAGAACCTTTACAATAAAAGCTATAGGACAAGATCAGTTGTCAACAGGAAAACGTACAAAATTTGTAAATGATGTACAGCAAGATTTAAATACAGCTCAGTTATTATTAAATATTGAAAAAGAACTGCAAGTATCTGCTAGGAATTTTGCTGTTAATGAATTGCCGGCTAATACAGAAGAGTTAGAACTGTATATGCAATTAAATTATAAGCAAGGCATAGAATTAGCTGAAGAACAAGCAATTGAAAACATATTTAAAATCAATGATTACGAAGCTACTAAAAGGAGAATTGATTATGATATAGCAACCATAGGTATAGGATGTGCTAAACATAGTTTTAATAATACTGATGGGGTAGTTGTTGAATATGTAGATCCTGCTAATTTAGTATGGTCTTATACTGAAGATCCTAATTTTTCTGATTGCTATTATTTTGGAGAAGTTAAAAACATAAATGTTAATGAGCTTAAAAAAAGATTTCCTAATTTAAGTAATGAAACAATTGAAAAGCTCACTAAAAAGGGCTCTAATTGGAATATATATAATACATATAATCCACAAAATTATTATGGAAATGATTCCTTGATGCAGAACAATACAGTTACCGTATTAAATTTTAACTGGAAAACTTGGGAACATGACGTATATAAGATAAAAGAAGTTCCCTCTGGTGGTAAAAAAGCTATTGAAAAAGATGATAGCTTTAATCCTCCTGAAGAGCAATCAATGCGTTTTGAAAAAGTAAAGCAAACCAGAGAAGTTGTTTATGAGGGAGTATTAATTTTAGGTACTTCAGAATTACTTAAATGGGAAAAAGCATCTAATATGGTAAGGCCCCATGCTAATATTAATAAAGTAATGATGAATTACATTGCTTCAGCGCCTAGGATGTATAAAGGCAATATTAATTCATTGGTGGCTAAAATGACACCTTATGCGGATTTAATTCAATTAACACATTTAAAATTACAACAAGCTATTCAAAGAATGACACCTTCCGGTGTGTATTTAGATGCTGATGGTTTAGCGGAAATTGATTTAGGAAATGGCAATAATTATAATCCGCAAGAAGCCCTAAATATGTATTTTCAAACGGGTTCTGTTATTGGAAGATCTTTAACTGTTGAAGGGGATCAAAATTTAGGTAAAGTACCTATTACAGAATTACCAGGCAGCGGTGGCCAACAAATACAAGTTTTAGTAGGTGCATATAATCAATACTTACAAATGCTTAGAGATGTAACAGGATTAAATGAAGCTAGAGATGGTTCAGACCCTGATCCTAATGCTTTAGTAGGTGTACAAAAATTAGCAGCCGCTAATAGTAATGTGGCAACTAGACATATACTTTATAGTAGTTTATTTATTACTACACATTTAGCCGAAGCAATATCTTTAAGGTTTAAAGATGTTTTAGAATTTCATCCGACTAAACAATCTTTTATTGATTCATTAGGTCAATTTTCTGTAGGTTCTTTAGAAGAAATTAAAAATCTTAATTTACATGATTTTGGTATTTTTTTAGAACTTGAACCTGATGCAGATGAAAAAGCTATTTTAGAAAGTAATATACAAATGGCATTATCTAATGGTAATATATTTTTAGAAGATGCAATTGATGTAAGAGAAGTAAAAAATATAAAATTAGCTAATCAACTATTAAAATTTAGAAGAATAGCTAAGCAACAAGCTGATCAAGCTCAAGCCCAAGCTGCAAGTGCGGCTCAAGCTAAAGCACAAGGCGAAGCACAAATAGCTATGGAAGCAGCAAAAGCTGATGCAGAACAAATAAAAACAACTTCAAAAATACAATTATCCACAGCAGAAAATGAAATGGATATTAAAAAAATGGAGTTAGAAACTAGAGCTAAAAAAGAACTTATGCAATATGAGTTTAATTTAAATGTTCAGTTAAAAGAATTAGAATTAAAATCTAGAATGGAACTCGCACAAACAAATAATTCTTCCATGTTACAACGGGAAGAAATTAGAGAAGCTGTAAAAGTACCATCAGGAAAAATATCAGGCGCACCAAATACAGATGTTCCTGTAAAAGATTTTGAATCTAAAGGTAATGATACTTTAGGTGGCTTTGATATGGGCCGATTTGAAGCATCATAATGTTAATTAATTATTATATTTTATATTATTATGGAAAACGAAGTACAAGAAAATGTAGAAGTTAAAGCAGTTGAAGAAACACCTTCTGATGCTTTACCTCAAAATAAAGAAGCTGCTGTGCTTGAAAAAGCTGTAGAAGCAGGCGATGTAAAGCCAGAATATGGTTTACAAGATGATGGAGTCTATAAAATAAATGTAGATAACCCACCACCGCCTAAAAAAGAAATTAAAGAAGAACCCAAAAAAGAAAAAGAAAATGCCGTTCAAAAATCAGAGCCAAAGGAAAGCGTGTTACGCGATGAACGACCCGAAGTGGGATTGCAAGAAGTGGGATCAGAAGTACGGGACGAATCCAACAAAGAAAATCTTACAGAGGAAAAACAAGCCCCTATAGAGAAGGAAAAAACAGATTCACCATTAGAATTAATTATTGAAGAAGATAATAAAGCTGATGTCCCTAAAGAAATTAAAGAAGCACCTGCTGATTTAAAACCTAAGAAAGAATTACAGGAAGAAAAAATACCAGAACTTCCTGAAGGGGTAAATAAACTTATGAAATTTATAGAAGAAACAGGTGGAACTGTTGAAGACTATGCTAAGTTAAATAAAGATTATTCTAAAATGGATAATTTAGTTTTACTTCGTGAATATTATGAGTTTACCAAACCTCATTTAGACAAAGAAGACATTAATTTTTTAATGGATAAAAACTTTGCCTATGATAAAGAATTAGACGATCCGTCTGATATAAAAGCTAAGCAATTAGCTTTTAAAGAAGAGTTATATAATGCTCAAAATGCATTAAATGGTGCTAAAGAAAAATATTATACTGATCTTAAGTTAAGAAAAAAGAATGATATTCCTAAAGAGTACCAAGAAGCATTAGTGTATTATAATAAAACTCAGCAATTACTCAAAGAAGAAGCTCAAGTAGCGGATAATTTTTTAGAACAAACGAAAAATGTTTTTAACAATGATTTCAAAGGTTTTGATTTTAAGGTTGGAGAAAGCAAATATCGTGTTAAAATAGATAACACTAAAAAAATCCAAGAGTTTCAATCAGATATTAATAATTTCTTAAATCAATTTGTAGACGATAAAGGAGTTACTGATGCTAGAAAATACCATAAAGCTTTATACACCGCGCAAAATGCGGATAAAATAGCAAATCATTTTTACGAGCAAGGCCGTGCCGACGCTATAAAAGAATCTGCTAAAAAAGCTAAAAATATAAATATGGATCCAAGATCAGATGCCTCTTCTGTTGTTACAAAATCTGGTGATACGATAAGAGTTATATCTGGAGATTCTTCTGATAAATTGCGAATTAAATGGAAATAATAATAATAACTTAAAATCAAAACATTATGGCTTTTACTGGTGGCGTACCCGCCGCTTTACAACCGACCCAGACTAAAACACTTTATGCTGGGAACTATATTGACTTTACAGCCACAGGCTTTAGTCAATGGACACAACAATTTTTACCCGACGTATACGAAAAAGAAGTTGAAAGATATGGAAACAGATCAATCGGTTCTTTTCTTCGTATGGTATCTGCGGAGATGCCTTCTACATCAGATCAAATAATTTGGACTGAGCAAGGAAGGTTACATACTAGATATGCAAACTGTTTACCTCAAGGAAATGCTGGTGCTATGCCTGCTGCAGGAGCTCAAGCTGCAATTGCTGCTGCTGGTGCTGCTGGTGGAGTACTTAACTTTAACGTACCTGCTGCAACACAACCTGCAAGCTTAGGTGTAAGTCCTACTACTCAAACATCACAAGTTAACTTCAGAGTTGGCCAAACTATTATGGTCCAAATTCAAACTAGTGCTACTTCAGCGGTTGGTGATCCAACTAAAGCTGTTATAAAAGGAGTTTGTACTGCTGTTGGAGTTGGTGGAGGTGCTACTGGTGGTGGACAACAATTTCAAATGCAAGCATATGCTGCTCATGGAGGAGTATTAGCTGCTGAAAGAGTTACTGCTATTGCATACGGTTCTGAATTTGCTAAAGGTACTGGAAACTTTACTGAAAGCTTAGATCCAGGATATGCTACTTTTACAACTTCTCCTTTAATTTTAAAAGAAAACTATCAAATCAATGGTTCTGACACTGCTCAGATTGGTTGGATTGAAGTTACTTCTGAAAATGGAGCTGGTGGTTATTTATGGTACATTAAATCAGAGCATGAAAATAGACTTCGATGGGAAGACTACATGGAAATGGCTATGATTGAAGGTGTTAAAAAAGTAGCCGGTGGTGCTGCTATTCCTCTTGGAACTTATGGAGGAAGTTTAGCTGCTCAAAATGCTAGAGGTACTGAAGGTTTCTTTGAAGCTTTAGAATCTCGTGGAAATGTTTATTCAGGATTTGGTGGACAAGCTGCTGCTCAAGCTGGTGGTGGTGCGTTAACTGATTTTGATAACGTTCTTAAACAATTAGACAAGCAAGGATCAATTGAAGAAAATATGCTATTTTTAAATAGAGAACTTTCTTTAGAAATTGATGACATACTTGCAATGCAAAATGGTAATTATGCTGGTGCAGCTGGATATGCTCACGGTACATCTTATGGTGTATTCAATAACAGCTCTGATATGGCTCTTAATTTAGGATTTACTGGTTACAGAAGAGGTTCTTATGACTTCTACAAAACTGACTGGAAATACTTAAATGATTGGTCAACAAGAGGTGGTTTTGGAGGTGTCGAAGGTGTATTAGTACCTGCTGGAACTTCTACTGTTTATGACCAACAATTAGGTCAAAACATTAAAAGACCATTTTTACATATTCGCTATAGAGCTTCAGAAACAGAGAACAGAAAAAACAAATCTTGGATTACAGGATCTGTTGGAACTGGTGCTCCTACTTCTGATATTGATGAAATGAAAATCAATTACTTAAGTGAAAGATGTCTTGTTACACAAGCTGCTAATAATTTTGTATTATTTAAAGCTTAATTTTTTTTAACTATAGAATGCGGGCTCTTCGGGGCCCGTTATTCTTATTTTATATTATTTTATTATGACAACAAAAGAAAAAGTAAAAAGTAGTGCGGCTATTGTTGATGCTGCATGGGAATATAAGGATAGAACTTATATTTTAAAAGGTGAGAATTCACCTGTATCATACACTATACAAGCAAAGCATACGCCAAGAAGACCATTATTATGGTGGGACGAAGGTTTAAAAGTAAATAGAGAAATAAGATTAGCAACGAATCAAGATTCAATATTTGCTGATCAACAAGATGGTTATGCAACTCTAACACATGTTATGTTTCAAGATGGTGTTATACAAGTACCTAGAAATGAAGTTAATATGCAAAAACTTTTATCAATATATCATCCACAGGTTGATGAATTATGGGAAGAAGTTAATATTGCAAAAGAAGCTGCAGATGAAATTGAGATACTTGAGCAAGAAATGGAAGCATTAAATTTAGTTCAACAACTTGACATTGAGCATTTAGAAGCAGTAATGAGAACAGAATTAGGGAGTTCAGTTTCTACTATGACGTCTAAAGAACTTAAAAGAGATGCTTACAGATTTGCAAAAAATAACCCAAAATTATTTATAGAAATATCTAATGACGAAGATATTAAATTGCGAAATTTAGCTAATAGAGCTGTTGAACAAGGTATTATAATGTTAACAGATGACAATACAGTATTTAAATTTGCTAATGGTAAAAAAATACTTACTGTTCCATTTGATCAGCATCCATATAGTGCTTTATCTCAATACTTTAAAACTGATGAAGGCGTTGATTTAATGAAATCATTAATGAAAAAGCTTGCATAGGTTACCGGATATGGAGTGAGAAATCAACTCCATATCAACAAATTAATAATAAAAAGTAATAAATGGTTAATATAAATAATGTATACCAAACGGTTCTTGTTATAGCCAACAAAGATAATAGAGGATATATAACACCTGAAGAATTTAATAGGCTAGCAGACCAATCTCAAAATGAAATATTTGAAGCTTATTTTATGAAGCAAGCTAGTTATGAGGGGGGTGTAGAAATTCAAAGTGATTTTTCTGATCCAGAATTAAATGGTTCAGAAAAAATTAATGAGTTTTATAAAAACAGTTCTTTAACTAAAGCTGGTAATATTTTTACTTATCCAACAGATATAAGATCTTTAGGTGTAGTTAATGTTAATGAGATAGTTGCTGATAAAGCATCTCATGAGGAAATAAAATATATAAATTTATCTCCTTTAACTTACCCTGTGGCTAAACAACCTGTATATACTTTAAGCTCAACCGGGGTAAGGGTATATCCTGATACTATTACAACAGGTGTTTCAATAGATTATCTTAAAAATCCTGTTAGACCAAAATGGGGTTATGTTATGCCTACAGCCGCACAAATAGCAGCAGGTGTACCAAATGAGCCTATTTATGATCCTACTGTATTTGATCCCGCAGTTGACAGCTATGACACACCAGCTAAGTCATTTAATTTTGAATTACATGATTCAGAATTTAACGAATTAGTAGTAACCATATTATCATATGCTGGCGTAGTAATAAAACAACCTGATGTAACACAATTTGCAACTTCAAAAGAAGTGCAATTTCAACAAACTGAACAATAATGGCAATATCAAGAAGACCTTTAGACGTAGATAATTATTCCGCTTTAGACGGTGGGACAGGTTTAGCAATACCCGGATATTATAGAAGGACTAATCTTAATGATATAATTAATAATTTTAAGATTGCATATATAGGTAATGGGAAATTACTTTCAGCAGTGCCAAGATATGAAGTAGCCTTTTGGGCACAAAGAGCTGTACAAGAATTTAGTTATGATGTATTTCATTCTGAAAAATCTTTAGAAATACAATTAAGCTCTACATTACAAATGTCATTGCCATCAGATTATGTTAATTATATAAAATTATGTTACACAGATAATTATGGAGTTCAAAGAACTATTTTGCCTAGCAACGTAACACATGCAAATAAAGGAGTTGCCCAAGATGAAGAATATAAATATTTATATGATCAGGATGGTAATATAATATATGCGGAAGAATCAGAAACAATACAAAGATTTCAAACAGCTAATAACTTAGTAAGCACTCAAGAAACTTTAGATTATTATAATGGATATTATTATGATGCTGATTTTTCTTATTTTGGTAGCAGATATGGATCAACTCCTGAATTTCAAAATACTAATGGATCTTTTGTTTTAGATTTAAATGCGGGACAAATTTATTTTAGTTCTGAATTTACACAAGATACCTATGTTACTTTAACATATATTTCAGATGGTCTTGGAGAAAATGGTGATCTTGATAATGTATTAGTTCCTAAATTAGCTGAAGATGCAGTATATGCAAGTATTTTATATAATTTAGCTAAGCTTAGGGTTTCTGCTGCACCTGCTGCTGCTCTTTATAAGAAAGAAGCATACGCAAAAATGCAAAATGCAAAAATTAGAATTGCAAATATGAAAATAGCTGAAATGACTAATATATTTAGAAATAAAGCTAAGTGGATTAAACATTAATAAAATTCTATGCCAGAAATTAAAAGAACATTTAATGGCGGTAAAATGAACCGTGATTTAGATGATAGAATACTACCTCCGGGTGACTACCGAGAAGCTTTTAATGTTAATATAGGACAATCAGAAGCTTCAGATGTAGGTTCAATTGAAAATTTATTAGGTAATGAATTAGTAGCACAAAACCCTATTACAAATGGCGAATGTATTGGTTATGTTAGTGATAGCAAAACTGAAAAAATATATTTTTTTGTTACTAATAATTCAATATATAACGAAACAAATACAGGTCAGCATGGGCTTTTTGAATATGATCAAAAAACTAAACAAACTACAACATTAATAATTTCTACTCAATTAAATTTACATCAAGATTATCCTATTACAGGTATTAACATTGTGGATGATCTTTTATTTTGGACTGATAATAGAAATTATCCTAGAAAAATTAATGTGGTTACAGCTAGGAATAATACATCGTATTATACAGCAGCTCCAGATATTGATAATTTAATTTCTGTTTGTAAATTTGCTCCTTATGAATCTTTAACTATAGTAGAAGCAACTAAAGAATCTACAATTACTTCTACATTTATGCAGGATAAATTAATTAGATTTTCATATAGATGGCAATTTGAAGATAGTGAATATAGTACTTTAGCACCTTTTACTCCAGTATGTTTTTCAAGATTAAATGAAACAGATACTATTAATGCTTCTTTAGGAAATTTTGGAGAAATTGAAACTTTTACTAATGCAATTAATCAATTAAAATTACAAATTCCAACACCAACTGGATATGGAATTACAAGTGTAGAATTAATTTATAAAGAATCCGGAACTGCAGGAGCTATGTATGTGGTCAATGATAAAGAAGTAACTACAGAGCCGTTTGTTAACTTTACATATTCTTCAACAGACCCATTTAGAACTTTACCTCCTGATCAATTAACTAGAGTTTATGATGCTGTTCCTTTAAAAGCAAAAGCTCAAGACGTAGCAGGCGGAAGATTAGTCTATGGTAATTTTTTACAAAATTTTGATTTACCTCAAATTTCTTTTTCGGTTGCAAGAACAGGAGAAACTTCAGCAAGAAACGGTGTTTTAGAAAATCAATCTGTTAAATCAAGAAGAACATATCAGGTAGGAATTGTATTAGCTGATAAATTTGGAAGGCAATCGCCTGTAATTTTATCTAGTGCTGGTACAGATACAGTATTTATTGACCCAGGATATGGAAATGCAGCTGCAACTACAGCATTTAATGCATTAAGAATAACGTTTACAGATACTACACAAATACCTGATTGGGCATACTCATATAGAGTGGTTGTAAAACAAAGAGAGCAAGAATATTATAATTGGATTTCTACAATCACAGGGGCTAACAACGTTGAACGTTTAGGAGATAGCATAAATAAAGTTCCTAGAGACCAAGATGCTGTTATACCTCCTAGTACTTCAGCTACAATTTCCCCATGTGATGTGTCTGTATACCCTAAATATTTAAATGGAGGTAATGTATATACTTCACCACAGGCTAATTTAACTAAAGTTCAATCAATTGCAAATCCTTCGGGAGATGCACTTGTAACAACATTAGATAATTCAGGTGCTTCAGTTACGAGTGGATTGTGTGTATTTGAAACTGAACCTGTTAGTTCAGAATTAGATATATTTTATGAAACATCTACAGGCGGGTTAATTTCAGAAATACCAGCTACTGCAATTGATATTGATTTTTTTAATTGTATATTATTAACATTTGATCCAGGAGGAACTGGAAATGATCATATTGAAATAAATAGAATACGCGCTGGTTTTAATGAACCATTTTTTGACGTAGGAGTTAGAGCTTATGTTGTTCAAGAAAATTTTACTGAAGAAAGAAGAAATAATACATTAATACACTCTAGTGGTTTATTAAATTCTAGAACTGGAATTAATTATATAAATCAATTTAATGAAGCTGAAGGTGGATTAACTACATCTCTAGATCCTCAAGACGGATCAATACAAAAATTATTTACAGATGATACTGCTATTTTAATTTTTCAAGAAGATAAAGTATCTAGATCACCTATTGACAAAGATTTTATTTATTCTGCAGAAGGAGGAGCGGTGCCTGTAACAAGTAATACTCAATTTTTAGGTACTATAGCACCAGTGCCTGGACAATTTGGAATAGCTAAAAATCCAAAATCATTTGCAACGTACGGATTTTCTCAATATTTTACTGATACTAATAGAGGAGTTGTTTTAAGATTAGTAAGAGGACAGATACAAGAAATATCTAGCATTGGACTAGGTGATTTTTTTAGAGATGCATTGCAAGCTTCAACTGATGTGATTGGGTCTTTTGATGAATACAGTAGACTTTATGAATTAACAATGGTTGGTTTAGGTTTTGATGGTAATCAAGACACAAATGTAGGTACGGCTTCAAGTAATTATTTAACTATTTGCTTTGATGATAGATCTAATGGGTGGACTTCATTTAGAGGATTTAAACAAGAAGGAGGTCTTTCATTAAATAATTCATATTATACATTTGGGTCAGGTAGTCTTTGGCAACATCACAGCCCTAATGTTACAAGAAATAATTTTTATAATACAGGAACACAAGAGTCATATGTTATACCAATTTTTAATGATGCTCCTTCGTTAGTTAAACAATTTAATACTTTAGCGTATGAAGGTAATAGCGGGTGGAAATTATCTTATTTAGAAACAGATATTTCTAATATTGGAACAATTCCAGTGCCAGCTACAACCTTTGATACTACTTTGCAATTAAGTGGATCGGCGCCCAACTCTATATTTAATGGCGCTAATACTAGTATTAATAAACAGGGAGAGCAAATTTTTTGGGCTATATTTGTTTCACCATTAAATTCACAGTTTAAATTTTCTAATACTTCTGATGTAACTTTAACTCAAGCAGCAGGTAGTACATTAACGGTTACTAATCCTTCAGCTATAACAAATGGGCAGTTAGTTTTTCAAGTGTCTCATGTTGTTGGTTCCAGTAACTCTATACAAACATTAAACATAGGAGGTACTGGTGCTGAATTAGCATTTACAGTAGCTTTATTAACAGTAAACACTATAGATACTATTTCAAATGCAGCAATAACACCTGCTTCTCAAGTATTTAATAGTGCTGGTAATAATAATGTACAATTTACAGCATCTGCTTTTTCTAATTACTATGTTGATAATACTAACGTTGTAATTAATACTAGTGGAATGCCAGCTAGCACAAGTGTAGGCTCACCAACAGCAACTCAAAACGGAGATAATGTTAACTATTCAATTCCAATAGTAGTTCCAACATCAGCAACCGCTGGTATTATAACAGTTACAGGTTCAGCAACTTTAAAACCAACATTAACATGGGCTGCAATTGCTGGGCCCGGTGTTTTAAATACTCCAGCGGGAACGGCAATAGGAACAGCATATTATATTTCACCTTTTGATAATGCAAATTTGAGACTAGCTACAATTGTGTATACATGTGCAGCTACAGAGGTATTAACTACATCTTCTCAAACTGTAGCTTATAATGTGGGTGGTGCAACTATAACTCCGGTATTAAGTAATTTAGATGGAATTTTAACTTTCACTATACAATTACCAAATTTAACCACAAATACAACTGCTACAGCAACACTGGGCACTTATACGCCGGCTACAGCAACGCTGGGCTCTATACCAGCCACACAAAATTTAGTTCAAGCTGGAACAGCAATTACTATTGCTAATACATGGAACGTTCAAATTTCTGTAACTCCTTCTGATAACGGTGGTTTTGGTACAAGTTGGATTAAATTTAATGGAAACAATGGAACAGCTATTGTTGAACCTGGAGCTACTTTTACAATAAGTGCTGATGCTAACAATACAGGGTCAAGTAGAACTGTAGATGCTATAATTGCTTCTACTAATACAAGAATAACCCCTGCATTATCAAATCAAACAATAACAATAACACAAGCTTAATAATATGAGTACATTAATAGATTTTCCATTTCAAAACAAAGAAGGTAAATATTTTGCTCCTGTTGTTTCACAAGAAAACACTTATAAGGTTTCAGGCGGTGTTGTTATCCAAGATTCTACTAAATTAGTGTCAGGAATTAAAGGGGCTTTTGTAAAAATTAAATTTGTATTGCCCGCAGCAGATGCTACAACTAAAAAAGAATTATTTGCTGTAAATACAGAATCAGTTTATTCATCAAATTAAATTAAATTTTATGTTACAAGTACGAAAATTAATAACATCAGATTGGGAATTTTTGCCAAAATGGTGGGAAGGATATGATCAGGAACCGTGGATTCACACGGAAAGTTTTAAAGATATAATGCCAGGATCTTTTCAAGTAGGAGAATATGAAGAAAAAAGAGCAGGCTTAGGGGGGTTTATGGTATGTAAAGATAAACACCCAATAGCAGCAATGTGGTTAAATTTAACTAATTCACATTGTGCATTGCCTACAGCAGCAATATCTGATCCTGATTATAGAGATTCTGATAGAAAAAAAGCAATACAACTTTTAGTTAATTTTGTAACTAATTTTGCAAAAGATTTAGGCTTTAAATATTCTTTTGGCTGGGCCCAGGAAGGGTATATGTTAGATTATTATTTAAAAGCTGGTTATGAAAAATGGGATAAACCTTCATATGAACTCATAAAAAAATTATAAATGGGAGGAAAGAAAAGAAGAAATAGACAAGCAGCCGCAATTGCTATAGAAAATCAAGGTGATATTTTAGCTAAACAAACTGCAGCACAAGATCAATATGATTCTGATTTAGCTGCACTAAAAGGAATGCAATCTACAGATTTTTACAAAGATTTAGGCTATCAGGGCTATGCAGATAAAGTACAAGGTGTTCAAGCAACTGAAATGGGTCAATTAGCTACTGGTCAAGTTGCTAATTTAGGACCAGCACGAGGTTATGCAGATCAATTAACACAAGCACAAGGTTTTACTACTGATGTGGCTGGATTAGCTAGAGGTCAAGATACAGGTCTTAGTAATGTATTTAATAACCTACAGGTTTCAACTGCCGGCGCTGAATTTGCCGCAAACGAAGCAGATCAAGCATTAGCTGCTTCACAAAATTTAATTGCCCAAACTGGTGGTGGCGGTGCTACAGCTTTAGCTGCTGCCGCTTCAAAATCAAAAGCAGGAATTCAAGCAGATATAGACAGGCAAGTAATAGAAAATGAAAAGTTAAGAGCTCAAGGCGAACAAGGATTACAAAGAGATTTATTAGCTCAAGGTAATTTAGCATCTCAATTTGATTTAGGACAACAACAATTTAACCAAAGTGCTAGACAGCAAGCTAATATGTTTAATGCGCAAGCGGCTAATCAGGCTGCTAGATTTGGTGCTGAATCAGCAAATCAATTTGCCTTAGCTGATTTTGGAGCACAGAATAATATGTCACAATTTAATGCTTCTGCATCTAATGCACAATCATTAGCTGATTTTCAAAACAGAGCTAATGTAAATGCTCAAAATGCTACAGCAACAAATGCAGCTTTATCACAAGATGCTAAAAGTACAGCAGCTATGGATTTAGCTAAAGCAGCAGGTGCAACTGATGCTGAAAGAGGGGCTTATAATATACAAGCTAATTTACTTGATATTTCTACAAATGCTTTAAGTGAGCAAGATGCTGTAGCGGCAGAAAATCAAGCTGTTATAGATTTAGGTAAGATGTCTAAAAGAAATATTTTCGGTTAAAATAATAATAATAACACATGAAAGATTATAATCCTGGATTAGCGGCTCAAAAAAATAATCCTGAACAAAAAATTATCAAAGATGCTAGAAATATTGAATTTGATAGACAATTCAAAAAAACCTCTGAACAAAGATTAAATCAAGAATACCCAAATCCAACAGGTATTTTTGATGCTGAAGTACAAGGTGTTGCTAGAGCTATTGTTGAAAAAGCAAGTGATTTAACTAATAAAAAGAAAAAAGGCGATATTACAAATGCCAAATATGCTGCTCAAATGGCTAATATTCAACAAATGGTAGGTAATTTAAAACAATTTAAAGCCAACATCAATACTAATATGCGAGCTTATAATGAAGCTTTAAAAAACGGAACATTATCATATGGTATGGATCAAAATGATGAAGCTGTGCTTATGGCTTTAAATAAAGGTGAAGTTAATTTGGATTTAGACGATAATAATCGTGTTATGTTAACAGGTAAAGCAAATAATCCTTTAACAGGTGAATTTGATGTTAATATATATGACGCGATTAATATTCCTGGACCAGTTACTAAAATTGCACCAATTAATTTATTACTTGATCCTGTAGCTAAATCATTAGGATTAGATGCTAATGGCCAACCTCAAATAAAAATTGATGAAACTGGAAGAAAAATATTAGACACAGGCGATATTAGTGAACATAAACAAGATATAATAGAATTTTCGCAAGATGCTTTAGAAGAAGTTGGGCCTAGGGGTATCAGATCTTATTTAGGTGATCATATGAATTTATCAAATCAAGAAATTAAAAATTTGATGGAACATCTTAATTTTAATGATGGTGACCATGAATGGGAAAATGCTGGTCATGCTAAAGTATTCCAAAGCTTAAATGATTATATAAGTAATAAATACCAAAGACAAAGAAGACCTCATCCAGACACGTTAGCAGCTCAAGTTTCAAATCAAGCTTCACAAATAGCAGCAAACAAACAAGTACAATTAGCTTCAGATGATGTTACACAATCTACTCCCGGGGGAGGTACGTTACAAACAGATGCAGTAGCTATGAATGATCCTTCTAAAGGAATTGAAGATATAGGCATAATGCAAGCTTTTGTACCAGAGCCAGAAATATCACCTTTAAAGAAAGTTAAAAAAAATAATAAAGCACTTGAATTAATTAAAAAATACTCTGCATGACTTTAGAAACAATTGTAAATAATATGATAGCGGCTAACGAGCCAGAGTCAAATATTGCAATGGTTATAAAAGCTTTTAAAAAAGTAAAAGAATTAAAAAATACAAAAAGCCCATTAAAGCAAATTGATCCAGATCCTGAAGAGGAATTTAAAAAATGGATTCAAAGTTCTCCATCTGTTCCTGACCAATTTGAACAAGATACAAAAAGAGAAGAATTAAGATTACCTCCTGATAATAGTGTTGAAGCAATACGTCGAAGAAAAAAAGATCCTGTTGCTCCTCAAATAGATCTTGAAGAAGTTACTGTAACAGCCGGTGAAAGAGAACCGGTAACAGGCGTTTCAAGACAAAGAATGATGGGGCAAGCTCCGCCTTCTCAACAACGAGATCGTGAACAAGTTGAGAAAGAAAGATTAATTGCTGAAAAAACACTTCAAGACGAAGATTTCTCTGGAATTGAACAGCAATTTTTAGACGGTATTGGTCCTCGTAATTTAACAAGAAAAGAGCTTGGAACACAATTAATTAATTCTATATATAAAAACCCTATATCAAGAACAATTAATAAACTTTTATTTAATGCTTTAGAGGGTAATATTGATGAAGAAGCATTACAAAAAGAAGAAGATCTTAAAAATAAATTACCTGATATTGCAAAAGGTATTGTTGATAATAATACATTTCTTAATAATTTTCCAAATTTAGTATTTGAAAATAACAAAGATTTAATTCAAAATACAGAAGAAAGAATATATGGAAATTTAATTGATTTTAAGCAAGAAACATATGATTCAATAGCTAATGGATCTGATATACAGCAATTAAAACAAAAACTTATTAAACAAAGTGGGATTCCTTATGTTATACAAAATGGCACTTTATATTTAGCACCCAATGTAGATACAAAATCACCACAATTTTTAAAAAGACAAAATGACATTGCAAAAAAACTTCAAATTGAAATTTCAAAAAAAGTAAATAATTCTTTAAAAAATAATAATGATTATATTAATGCAGTAGCCTCTGCTAATAAAGAAAACTCTGCATTTAGGCAAAGTTTAATTTCTGATGCTGCATCTAAAAGCGCTACATATAATAATATAATAAATAAAATAAATGACGAGGCACAAAGCGCAGTACAAAAAGAAATTGATTTTAGATTAGATAAAAAATATTCAGGACTTGGCACTTTTGGAGAAGGATTTTATGAAACAGCTTTAGCTACCATACCAAAAGCTTATCAAGATTTTAGGGTATTAGCGGCTGGTAGAGGAATTAAAAAAATAAATGAAGAAATAAAAGAACTTAAAGAAGGTAAATTTTCTACTACCCAAGATGGTAGAATTCAATATGTAAATCCCGGTGGAGGTACACGGATATATAATAATGTTGATGAGGCAATTGCTCAAAAAGAAAATTTAATAAAGGAGCGCTTAGAAGACACCTCAGAAGCTCTTATTAGAAGTGAACAATACCAAAAAGATATTGCTAATTTTGATCAACCCGAGTTATTTGATGAGGATGGATTAACATTGGATGATTTTGGTAAAATTTTAGGTACTCAATCAGTACAAATGCTAGGAGCTATTGCTACATTTGGTGGAAGCACTTTAATACAAGAAGCGGGCGGAGCATTAGACGAAATTTTATCTCAAAAAGCAGCAGAAAATTTAAACATTAGCATACAAGATTTTAATGCTCTTAGTGGTGAAGAAAAAAGAGAAGCTTTAATTGAAGAATTAAATAAAGGTGAAGAGTATTTAGATACAGCGTTAAATGTTGGTATAGCAAATGCAGGTTTAGATTTAGTTGGTAATTTTGTTGCATTAGGAGCCGGTACAAAAGCTATGCCTAAAGGTTTTTTAAAAGCAATATTAAGAGGCCGATATGATACTGCTAGCTCAAAATACTTAAAGCCTGCAGTTGCAAATTTAGGAAAAGCAACTATTTTTGAATCAGGAACAGAAGTTGGTCAAGAAGCTGTTTCTTTAGCTGGAGTAGCTTCAGCAACAGGAGAAGATGTAATAAATAAATTAACGTCCCCTGATGCTGTAAAACAATATTTAGAAGCTGGTGGCCAGGCTGCTATTGCTACAGGCCCTTTTGTTGGAGCAGGTAAAATAACAACTAGCACATTAAATCTTTTTAGAACAAATCCAGAAGGATTAGTTATACGACAACAAGCCGCTGAAGAAGAATATAATAAAGGGGTACAAGATGTTAATAATTTAAATTTATCGCCTGAACAAAAACAAATAGAATTAGATAAATTAAATAATAATTTAGAAAAAGAATTTGATAATTTAACCGCCGCTAATGCTTATATAAAAAATACAAAATTTAAAGACTTAAAAGGAGAAGCAGCAGCCGAAGTATATGATGCTATAGCGCAAGCTGTGCCTGTTCAAAAAGAATTAATTCAAATTGAAAATCAAATAAATCAAATAAATCAAGCAGAAGGAACTGTTAACCCTGATTTATTAGCTAAACAAAAAGAATTATTAGCAGAACAAAAAAGATTAAGTGATATAACCGTTTTAGCAAGAGTAGGACAAGTAACAGGAGAAACAAATAAAGCCCTTATAAAAAAAGTTAATGAGTCAAATGAAGGTAATTTAAAAGATAAATCTATAAAAGAATACAATACTCGTGAGCAAGCTAGAAAAGATATTATAAAAAATCATGGAGAAGGCAAGCTTTCAGACGGTAATGTTATAGGTTTACTAAAAGGAGATCAAAAAACTGGCCTATTTAACAATGCAATAATAATTGGTAATAACGCTTATGTTGTTAAAGAAAATGTTAAAGAAAATATTTTAGGGAGCAATAGAGATCTTGCTGCAGGTAACGCGGTAGCTCATGAAGTTGGACATTTTTTAATGGATGGCATTTCATATACTGAACTAGATAAATTAAGAAAATCCACAATAGCTGAGCTTGAAAATAGTACTGATCCTAAAATGAAAAAAGCTTATGAGCAAGTAAAAGATAGGCTTAAGGGATATGCTGGAACTGGAAAAGGAAAGGGGGGCAGGACTGCCTTAGCACAGGAATTTTTTACTGCTCTTTCAGACTCAATGGCTGCGATAGAGATTGGTAATATTGCATTAGAAGATGTTAGCATATTAAGAAAAATAGGTAATTTATTTAGTGGTGCTATTAATACGGTGGCTCCTGATGAGTTAAACATTGGAGATCTTAATAACGGTGCTAATACTTTAGAGTTTATTAAAAGATATAATAATTTTGATAAAGACACTAAAATTGTTCCTGCTAGCGAAGTTACAGAAATTATTAAAACAGAAAAACCTACTCTTGCGTCTAAACCTTTAACTATAGAAGAAATAAACACTCGAGTTAAAGATGTTAAAGCAGGAGAAATGCCTCAGGATCTTGCTACACAAATAGCTTATGCTTATGAACCATTAGCACAAAAAATAGCTTCAGAAATATTTAGAAATTATCAAGGTGAAGTTGGTTATACACAAGGAGATTTTGCAATGGACATTGCTTTTGGTGATCCCAAAGCTATTGGAGGTAAAAATAGTTTGGTAGAAATTGCTAAAGACTATGATCCTAATAATAAAGAAGGAAAATCTTTAGGGGGTTGGTTAGGCGACATAGGACGACAAAGAGCTAAAAGAATTGCAGAAAAAAGAATTGGTTCTCAAAAAACTACAGGAGCTACTAAAATAGACGCACCTGAAAGCGTAGAAATAGAAGCTGAAACAACACCTGAAGTAACAATAGAAAAACCAAAAACTACAGTATTAGCTCTTCCTAAATCCATGCAAGAAGCGGGTAAAGAAGCCGCGCAATTAGCAGCAGCTAAAGCAAAAAGCGATATTCTTAAAAATCCTAAAGCTACTTTAAAACAAAAAACCACTATCCGTGATAAAGCTCTTACTCAAGTAATGAACAGAGCGGCTGGTAAAGAAATAAAAAGTTTAATTAGAAACTTAGGTGTAGACGCTGCAAATGATTATATATCTAATAATTACAAAGCTGTAGCGGAAGCTTTTGTTAAAGACAAAAATATTAATAAAATACGTGATGCTAAAACTAAAAAGCTATTACAAGGTTGGAAAGATGGCAATATTACTAAAGATTCTGTAACAGGATATTTTAATGATCCTAATGTAAAAAGCAATACTAGATCAGATAGAAGAAATAGGGCTTTAACAGATGTTATATCTTCTATAATTATGAAAGAGTCTGTAAAAGATTTAAAAGCTTCTGACCCTAAACTTGCTGATGAATTTCAAGATGAGACTGGTATTGTATTAGCAAG